GCGCGGTGCACGCGACCTGCGTCTGGGCGGTCGCTGTCCGGCGGAGCTGGTCCTCGAGCGTGTCGGCCGCGCCTGCCGCGCCCTTGGTGGCGCTGGTGAACTGCCCGAGCTGTTGCGCCGATTGCGCCGCGCCTCTGGTTTGGACCTCGACGCCGAGGGAGATCACGTCCATTTCTTAGCCCTCTCTTGGTGCCATAGAGCATCGAGTTCGGAGATCGCATCGACCTCGAGCGGCGTGAAGACCCGCCCCGTGAGCGAACTATACGCCAAGACCTCGGAAAAGGCTATTGGCGCGTCGGCCTGTCGAGCGCGGTGCAAGCGCAGGAAAACGCCCCAGAACTCGGTCATCGTCTCCGGCAAGGGCGGGACGTCGAGCTCTGGGGGTCGGACCCCCGTCGCCTTCGCGGCCTGCTCGTAATGCTCGCGCAGCGTGATACCGTCCTTGTCCTTCTGCGCGAGCAGAAAAACCGCCCCGGCGTGCGCGATCAGCTCCCCGAGGCTGCGCCGAAAAAATTGGCGCGGTCCGAAGCCGCAGCGAAGACGTCATCGCGCAGCCACGACGGGAGCTTCCCGAAGATCTCGGGCGCGTCCTCGATCTTCGGTGTCGCGCCTCCGACTTCGATATGCCAGCGCGCCGTGATCCGGCCGAGGAACGCGATCAGCTTCTCTGTCGGATCGGCAAGGTCGAGCCGAGCGACCTCGGCCAGAGCGTTGCGATATTGCCGGGTGTCGGATCCATAGAGCTCGATCCACTGAGGAGACCCGTCCGCGTGCGGGACGGGTTCCTTGGTGATCGGGTGCAGGATCTGATAAGTGTAGGTGTCGCGGAAGGTGAGGTCGTAGAGGTCCATGCGATGCCCTATCAAGAGGTCGTGCGGGTGATCCGGAGCTGCGTCCCGGTCGAGCTGTCGCGCAAGGCGACGAACGGGATCGTGATAAGCCGGGATTGCGGGCTTGCGACCGGAACGGCCGCGCCGTTGATCTTGATCCGAGGCATGAGGAGCGTGTAGTTCAGCCCGGCGACGCGGTCGTCTAGCACGATTTGAAGCGAGCTCTCGGTCTCGCCGAGGAACTTATCGATCAGCGCCTTGTCCTGATAGTAGACGGTCATCGTGCCCTCGAGCGTCGATTGCCCGAACTCCATTTGAGGAGTTGTTACCGATCCCAGCACGAAGGAGGGGTTCAGGTTGTTGTTGAGCGTGAAATCGATCGAGTTCACATAAGCGATCGCGCTGCCGCCTTCGGTGATCGCGCCGGAAAAGCTGTCGAAGGGCTCGTTCCCGGAGGCTGCGGTCAAGCTCGCGTCGAGCGGGCTCGTGCCTTGGGTCATGTTTTTCCCGATGATCCCGAAGGTCGCGGTTGTCATCTGGTTCGGTGCGATCGACATCTGCATCGTGTTGACCATGCAGCCGGTGAAGGCGCGATACTGCGTGATGTCGAGCGCGCCGTCCTCGAGAGTAAAGGATCCGACGGTCGTCCCGGTGTTCAGCACGTTCGAGCTGAACGACCCGAACAGCGCGTCCTCGAGGAGGAAGTCATAGTCCGCCGGACGCATCTCGACGACGATGTCGCCCGAGACGGTGCGCTGCCCGTGCCGATCGATCCGAGGCATACGGTCCGGGGTGATCTCGGCCGATTGAACGCGCGTCTTGGTGAGATCCACCGAGTGCGTGTTGAACGGAAGCGCGATCATCGCCGGGGTCGACGGCGTTGTGCCGTAGGTCACCTCGGAGACGTAGGCGAGCTGCGTTCTGGAACCCTGTGCAAAAGGCATTTTGAGCCCTCCTTGTTATGAGCTGGTGTAGGTATACCACGAGATCGAGACGGTGACGATATACCACGGGGTATCGAGCACCGCGACCCCGCGTTCGGCATAGTTGAAGCGGACGGTCACGCCTCCCGAGGTGAGACTGGTGTCGACCGTAAACGCCGCACGGATCGCGTCGGCCAGAGCATCCGCTGCCGCTGGGCCCACGCCCTCGGGGAGGTGCGCGGTAACGAGGAAGCTCCCGTCGTGCCGGATCTGCGGGCTCGGCCCGCGAACGGCCGGTCGGCTCGTCACCGGGACGAGCGCCATGCGGACCCAAGCGGTATTGGTCGTCGGCGTGAAGCGGACGTTCTCCCAAGCTCGGTTGCTCGAGGACGGGATCCCCGACACGTTCGCGATCTGCTGTTCGAGCGCCGCGCGGATGTCGTTCATAACGGTCATGGGATCCCCGTCGCCTTGATGTTGCGGATCTCGGTCACGACTTGGTTCGAGATCGACCTCGAGCGCGCGAGCACCTTGCGGAGGAACTGCGTGCGCGCCTCGACGAAGATCGCATAGTTCGCGCCGTTGAGGAGATAGATCGAGCCGTCGAGGTTCGCGAGAGATCCGGCTTGCCCAGAGAGGCGCGCGAGCGTCGCGCCGGGCGCGCCTGCTGTCGCCTCGCCGGGAGAAGCGCCGGGAGACCCGGTAAGCGTCGGGGAGAGAAACCACGACGCTCTGAGCCTCCCGGTCTTCACCGGCGTGCCCCGCACGACCTCAAGCGAGAGCCGGTTTGCAAATTCATTGCGCGCCTGCGCGACCGTGACGCCTGCTTGCTCGGCGAGCTTGTCGAGGTCGACCGTGATCTGCCGGAGGATCTGCCCGTTCGCCATCATTCCCTCGCTTGGCAGATATAGGCGAGGATCGTCGCGCCGCTCTTGATCGTCTGCACCGAGAGAATCCGCACCGCGTCGCCCTCTCCGCGCAGCTCGTCGTCGATCTGCGGCGTCTTCGAGAGCGCGGTCCCGTTATAGGTCGCGGCGATCACCGCCTTGCGGTCTCCGCGCTGGACGAGCGTCCCGTCGATGTCGCGGGAGGTGTAATTGAGAAAGACGACGCGCGCCGTCTCGTCGGCGTTCGAGCCGCCCGAGATCGCGCCGGTCGCTGGGTTGTAGGATCCGCCGTTGCCCGGACGCCGGAACGTGAGGTCGTAGCCGTGCTCCCGGAGAAGCGCGACGACGTCTCGTTGCATCTGCGCGCCGGTTGCCATCTCGATCAGTCCTCGTCCTGCATGGGATCGAAGCGCGGAGGGTTCGAGAACTGGTCGACCCGGAAGGCCGACGGGACGCGATCGGTGTCGTCTTCGACGCCTTGCATCTCCGAGATCGACATCCCGCCCGCGACCGGCACGCCGAGCCCGACGGATCCCAGCCGCTTGCCTTCTTTGACGAGGCGAACGGCGAGCTCCGAATATTGCTTGGCGCGCTGGGAATAGGAGGAGGAGACGCTCTCGATGCTGGTGTCGACGAGCCGGGAATACTTCCCGGCGATCGTCCGGCACATGAGCGCGCCTGCGTTGTAGATGTCATCCGACGTCTGCGAGAGTGCGAAAGCGATCTCCTCGTCGGTGACCTGCTGATCGGTGGTGTCGGTGTCACCTACGAGGAGGCGCACGGCGTCGCGCCGCGTCGCCGAGGTCGTTGTGCCGGGCGCTCCCCCGTAGGTCCACGTCATTCTGCCACCTTCTTCGCTTTGGCCTTCTTAGCCGGTGCGGGATCAGGAACGTCCTCGGCGAGCTTCTCGCCGAGACCTTTGTCTGTGAGGTCGATTTCAGGGTTTCCGGGCGCGTAATGACGAACCTTACCCGCCCGGAATAGGAGCTCGACCTTCTCTGCGGCAATCCCGAGGGCTTGCCAGTCGAACGCCGCGCCTCTGTTGAACCGCCGTCCGTGAGCCACGAACGAGCGGAACGCAAAGAGCGGGTCCGACTTCTGGAAAGATCTCTGCTCGACTTTCATCATGCGACGATCGCGTCCCAGAAGAAGCCCAGAGCCGAGGAGACGAGCTTGTGGTCATAGTGCGCGCGAGCGCGGACGACGTCAGTGTCTTCCTCGTCGCGACGCTTGGTGTCGACGACGAAGCCATACTCGTTCGTGCCGCCGAGGTAACCGGCCCACGAGAAGGTATAGCCTGCGGCCGGGGTCATAATGCCCGGGCTCGGCGGACGGTAGGTCAGGAGGCACTTCTTGCCCAGAATGAACGAGTGAGCGGCGGTGTCGCCCTCGGCTGCGGTGTTCTGGATTGCTTCGCCGACCATGACCTCGTCGACCTCGAAGATCTGCGCGAGCAGGTTCAGGGAGGCGATCGAGGGCTGGGAAGTGGTCGCGCCGCCATTGATGCGGCCCTGCACGTCCGGGTGATCGATCAGCGCCGAGTAAACTTGACGGCCCATGACCATCACGTTCGGCTTAACGCCGGTCGAGCCGAGGATCGTGTCGATCCCGGTGCGAACGTTGCCGATCGGGTCGCCCGAGGTGGTGTCAGACCACTTGATGACCTGCCCGGTCGACGGAGAAGAAGCGACGCCGGTGATGTCGGTGCCCCAGAGACCGGTCGAGAAGAACGACGACGAGAAATCGGTCTCCTTCTGGATCAACATCTGGTGCGTCGCCAGCTCGGCGGCTGCGCGAGCAGGATCTGCGGCCGGGTCTGCGTTGGCGCGGACCTGATCCGGGATCGGGATCGCGACGCCGTATTCTTCGCAGAAGTAGCTGTCGTTCGAGAGGGCATAGCCCACCTCGGACACGCGAGCACCGGCGGCGCGCTTCTTAGCGCCGTTGCGGTTGAAGTAGGAGCGATCGAACGTGAAGTATTTGTCCGACTGCTTCTGAACCGGGATGTTCTGGAAAACGCGCGAGGCGACGAAGCCTTGCGGGTTTTGCAGCAACGCGACCGAGATGTTCGTGAGGGCGGCGTCGATATGGAACGAGCCTACGTTGGGTTGCGGCATGACTTATCCCTCCTGCCTTATGCTGCTGCGCCGCGCGGCTGGAACAGGATCTCGATGATCCGTCCGGCTGCGCCGGTTTCGAGAGCCACGCCGAGGATGATGTCCCCGGATGCGGCGTTGACTGCGGTGCCGCTCGCGTCCGAGGCCACGGGACCGCCACGGGTGACGACGCCACCGCAAACGACCTTGACCTTGCCAGCGATCGCCACGAGCGCGGCGCGCCCGGCGGCGGCGGGAGCGTCTTGCAGGACGCCGTCCGCATCGAGCCCGTCACCGGTAGGGTCAATCTGACCATCCGACGCGACGGATACGAAATAGAACTGCTTCGTCGAGAGGTCCGCACCGGCCTCCAGAGTGACGCAGAGCATGTTGTCTTGAGTTGCCATCTGTGGGCCTCCTTACTGCACGTTGCGCTTGGCAAAGAGCTCCGCGCCGCGTCCGGTCTTGGTCACCTCGGCGAACGCCTTGGCGAACGTGACCTTCTTCTCGGCGGAGTAATCTTCGGCCATCTTGTTGAGCTCGGTCATGGCGTCGGTCTCTTGCGGAGCGACGGTGCCGAACTCGCGGGTCAGCTTCGAGGCGACGGAGTTCGCGCCTTTCAGCATGGCATGAGCGGCCTTGCGAACGTCCTCGTCCGCGATCGCGTCGATCGCCTTGAGGACCGCGCCCTTGGTCGCTGCGTCGCCTGCGAGGTGCGGGATCTCGGCGCTCACGCGCTTCGTCAGCTCCTCGGCGGCGAGGCGCTTGTTGACCTCGGCCAGCTCGTCGGCCTGCTTGGCGATCACCGAGAGAACGCTCGCAGGGAGCACGCTCTTGAGGACCATCTCGCCGCCGACCTCGATGTAGTCTTCGGGCTTGCGCTTTTCGACGGTCACGGCGTCGTCGGCGATCTGCACGACGAAGCCTTCGCCTTCAAGCGACTTTGCAAGCGCTTCGACGGAAGCCGAGAGACGCTTGTTCGCGGCCTCGAGATCCTCGAGGCGCTTCTCTTGATCGGACATCGAGTTGTCTCCTTTGTCCAGATCGCCGGTCGGTCCGGCCCCCTTGTTGCGCCTCATACGCGCAACTTGCTCGCGGGCTTCGTCCTCGGACATCCCCCCCTCGATCAATTCTTTGATTTTCATCTCGTCCGGCGCGCTGTCGCGCTTAAACATGACGACGCGCGCTGCGGGGTTGGCGGGCTCGTCGACGAGCGAGAGCTCGATCAGTTCGAGGTCCGTGACGTTAAACGGCATTTCTTTTCCCCATGCCCCCGATGCTAAAGGCTGCGAGCTCTCCGCTCTTAACCCTATTCCATACATCATCGTCGTGCACTTTCATAGCCACGACCCATCCTTCGAGTGCAGAATGTATGCCGAGAGCCTCTCCGAGGGCCTTTGTGAGCGGGAAAGAGTGGATCACCTCCCCGATCTTGCCCCCTTCGTGCATCGCTTTTGCGGTGCGGACGTCGGCCATGAAATTGTCTGCGGCCTTCGTCATCACCTCGGGCGAGATGATGTCGCCTTGCCGGTCGACCATTGGCTTGCCATCGATCGAGACGACCGAAGCCCAGCCCCAGACGATCCGCGCCTCGTCGTCCATCTTGAGGATCTTGGCTGCGTGCTTTTCGACCCGCGCCTCGAGGATCGCGCCGATCGCGGCCTCGATCACGGTCTCGATCAGATCCTCGGTCGGATCTTCGATCTCGGCCTGCTCCGGGTCGAGGCTCTCCGGCATGATAAGACCAGCCTCGCCGACCATCTCGAGATAAGCCTCGTGGGTCGCGCCCGGCATGTAGAACGCCTGTCCGTCCGGACCTTCGGTCATATGCGCGACGAGCCCGAGCCCGAGCTGGTGCGCGCGCTGCACGGCCTCGATCGGCGTCGTGAAGACGTCGTCCGAGATCTGCCGCTTGCCGATGTTTTCCATCTTCGTCATCTCCGATACTGAGGTGCCACTTTCCCACATCTTGCAGGACCAATACCGCGCCGAGGTCTTGTCGGTCGCGCTGTCGCATGAGTGCCGCGCGCGAAAATTGGCGCGGGCTTCGGGATCGTCCCGGCGGATCTCCATGTTCGGATCCCCGAACGTGACCCGGCGCACGCGCTCGCCGTCCTTGACGTAGACCCCGAACTTCTTGGTCGCGCCGCGCGGGAGCCGGAAGGGCTTGTCGAGCTCGACGTCTCGGCCCTCATATTCCGCCTTCTCGAGGCTCTTGGTCGACATGGGGTGCTTCTCCGGGAGAAGATCAGTGTCGTGCTTGCCCGACTTGAACTTGCCGTCGCGGATCGCGCGCAGGAAATTGTTGACCCGCGCCATCGCCCACTGCTCGGGCGAGGTCACGTTCGGCCGCACGCTCTGCGGGTTCGTGCGATACGCGCCGACGCCCCGATCGTAGACTTGGCGGAGCATCCCGACCGTGACGCGGCCCTTGTCCCCGTGCTCGGCGTTGTGCTCCTCGACCTTGGCGCGCAGCGTGTCCGCCGAGACCTTCTCGAGATCCTCGTCCGCCTTCTCGATGTAGACCCCGTCCTCGCCCTTCTTGTAGCCCGCGCTCTCGATCGCAGCGTAGGCCGCGCCGAACGCCCGGCCCTCCTGATAGCCGCTGTCCATGCTCTCGTTGAAGACGCGCCGCCAGATCGAGCGCGCCTTGTCCGAGGTCAGGACGCGCTTCACCGCGTCGGGAAGATCGTCATTTGTCGAGTATGGCATGTCAGATCCTTCTCATGGTGGACGCGGGAGGACAGAAAAACGAGGAGGGCTCAAAAACGGCCAGAACCTCCGAGGGGTGACCCTGCGATAGCAGGGCTCCCCTTGGGGTTCCACCCGGAGATCCG